CCTGTACTTACAGGAGGGCATAGTTTAAGTAACTGGGGCTACCTTCTTTATCCTAATAATGCAGAAAAAAGAAAGGCAATACAGCCAGATAGTTGGAGTGAGTATACAAAAGAGATGGGTGCTTACTGTATCCAGGATGTAGAATTAAATACAGATATATATTATAAGTTGTTAAAAGATGCAATCGTGTTTAGTCAAGAGTCTATTGATCTAGAACATTCAATAGCTAAGATAATTAAAGATCAAGAGATTACAGGCTTTATGCTTGATGAAAAGAAAGCAACTATTCTTTCTGCTAAACTAAAATCTAAGATGGCAGTACTCGAAAAGAAAGTACACGAAACATTTAAACCTAAGTGGGTAGATGATAGATTAATTACTCCTAAGTTTAATAAAGATAAGTCGTTATCTAAAGTACCTAAGTTAACTGATGAAGAACTTATTAAAGTTACAGCTAATAACTACCAACCTTTTATGCGGCAGAAGTGGGTAGAGTTTAACTTAGCTAGTCGTAAACAAATTGGTGAATACCTTATTACTTTTGGATGGGAACCTAAAAAGTTTACACCTACTGGTCAACCTATAGTAGATGAAACTACATTAGAAAAAGTTAAAGGTATACCTGAAGCTTCGCTTATTGCAGAGTTTATGATGTTACAGAAACGAGTAGCACAGGTAGGTTCTTGGTTAGAGCTATCACAAGACAGCAGAGTACACGGCTTTGTTATACCTAACGGAGCTATCACAGGTAGGATGACACATCGAAACCCTAACGTAGCACAGACACCTAGCTCTCATAAACCTTATGGTAAAGAATGTAGAGAATGTTGGACAGTACCAGAAGGATATAAGTTAGTAGGTATTGATGCTTCAGGTTTAGAGCTGAGAGTCTTAGCACACTATATGAAAAATAAGGATTACATAAATGAAATTATCAACGGAGATATTCACAGCACAAATCAATCACTTGCTGGCCTTGAACAGAGAAGTCAGGCTAAAACTTTCATCTATGCCCTCATATACGGCGCAGGAAATGCTAAAATTGGAAGCGTGGTTGGTGGAAACTCAAAAGTCGGTGCAGCACTTAGAGATCGTTTCCTCAACAATCTCCCATCACTTGGAAATCTTACAGCTAGTGTTGAGCGAGCAGCAAGTACACGCAAGTACCTTAAAGCATTAGATGGTAGAGTTATTCACATAAGAAAAGTTTACTCTTCTTTAAATACTTTATTGCAAGGAGGAGGCGCTGTTATTATGAAGACAGCTCTTGTCTTGTTAGATAAAAAGATTAAAGATCTTAACCTGGATGCTAAGTTTGTAGCTAACGTACACGATGAATGGCAGATAGAAGTTAGAGAAGATCAGGCTGAACAAGTAGGACAGCTAGGAGTACAGGCTATAGTTGATACTGCTGATGTATTAGATATGATTTGTCCTTTAGATGGCGAGTATAAGATAGGAGATAACTGGAGTGAAACACACTAATCAATTAGATTTTTTTGATGCAGAAGATTCTTATACAGAAGATAAAGAAGGACATACTTGTATTAAGTGTGAGACTTATAAAGAAACTTTAGAGTTTCCTTTTAGAGAAACAATAGGAACATCGAGAAGATCTATATGTAGAGACTGTACTGCTATTCATACTAAGATAGTAAAAGAATTAAAACAACAGTATCCTAAACCTAATGATCTTAACTATACTTGTCCTTGTTGTGATAAGATAGAAGACGAACTAAAAGAATATGGTAGGTGGCAAGACAAATCTGTTTGGGTATTAGATCACGATCATTCTACTAATACTTTTAGAGGATGGATATGTAATAACTGTAACAATGCACTAGGAAGATTTGAAGATAATACAGAAACTTTAGATAGAGTTATAAATTATTTAAATAAACACAAGGAAAACTTATGAAGAAATTAGATACAGTAGTAGAGGACATCTATAAAGAAGTATCTAAAATTAGTGACGGTAAAACATTAAAGGTTACTGATAAACAATTAGATGAATTTGCAGAAGGTATGAAGGCAGCTATGAAACACTGGCTTACTCCAAGAGAAGTAAAGAAACCTTACTTGCGTATGTCTAACATAGGTAGACCAGAGAGGCAGCTATGGTATGATATGAAGAGAGATCCTAAGAAAAATACATTAGCTGCTTCAACACAGATTAAATTCTTATATGGCCACTTGCTTGAAGAAGTTGTTTTGTTTTTAGTTAAGTTATCAGGACATAAGATAACAGATCAACAGAAAGAAGTTACTGTTCAAGGTATTAAAGGACATATGGATTGTAAGATAGACGGAGAGGTAGTAGATATTAAGTCAGCTTCTAACTTTGCCTTTAGGAAATTTTTATTCGGTACACTTCCTGAAAAAGATTCTTTCGGATACCTTGCACAGTTAGCAGGCTATGAAGAAGCAGAGAAAACTACAGGCGGTGGGTTCTTAGCTATCAATAAAGAATCAGGAGAGTTAAGTTTATTTAAACCTCAGAGTTTAGATAAGCCTAATGTTATTGAAAAGATTAAAACATTACGTCAACAATTAAAAAAGAAGACTCCTCCTCCTCGATGTCATTCTCCTGTAGCTGATGGATCATTTGGTAATATGAAATTACCTAGCGAGTGTAAGTGGTGCGTACATAAGTTTGAATGTCACAAAGATGCTAATGATGGAAAAGGATTGAGAGTTTTTAAATACTCTAATGGTCTTAATTATTTAACAGTAGTTAAACGTACACCTAGAGTAGAAGAACTTGCCTCGTAGATTTCCACGCAAGGTAAGGCCCAGAGAAAAGAATATTCCTAAAGGGTACGATAGTAAGTGGGAGTATGAGTTACATCAAGGCATACTTAAATCCTGGAGTCATCATACAGATAAAGTACCTTATGTAGTACAGCATACTTACGAGCCTGACTTTGTTAAAGATAAAATACTTATCGAAGCAAAGGGTAGGTTCTGGGATCACGCTGAGTACAGTAAGTACATATGGATTAGAAAAGCTTTACCTGATACAATGGAATTTATATTCTTATTTCAAAAGCCGTATGCTCCTATGCCTGCAGCTAAGAAAAGAAAAGATGGTACTAAAAGAACTCACGCTGAATGGGCGGAAGCTAATGAGTTTACTTGGTACTCCGAAGAAACTTTACCAGAGGAGTTTAGATAATGAACTATAAATTTAACGAAGACACAACATTACAAATGATAAAAACATATATAAAAAATACTTATAACGCACACTATGCTAAAGATAAAAAGTATCAAGCAACAGATATGATCTTTGATTCTGGATACGGTGAAGGGTTTTGTCTTGGTAACATAATGAAGTATGCTATGCGCTATAAAAGAAAAGAAGAAGGTTACTTACTGGATATTAAAAAGCTTATACACTATGCCATTATATTGTACGGTGAAGAAATGAAACGTATAAATACTCTTGGTGAAGAGGTAAAAGATAAAGACTTTATGAATCAACATATACCTGATGGTAAGATAAGAGAAGGTTGGAATAAATAATGAGTAGGCTTTTATATATGATTCCTTTTATAGGAATACCTATAGGACTTTATTTTTTAATTACTTTTAATATGGCTTATGCTATTTTAATTGCAGGGTTAGCTCTAACACAAATTATATTTTGTTTGGTATACATTATATGGAATATATTTTTAGCAGGTGTTGATGGAGTATTAGAAGTACAAGTTAAATTATGGGATGCTTTTTTTCCTGTAGTATTTCTTTTAATCTGTGCTGTTTCTTTTCTATATTCAACACTAACTAATTTAACAATAGCTTTAACAGGATTTTAATATGATAGAAAAAAATATACATGAAGTAGGGTTACCTACAAACTACCAGCAATTTATACATCTTAGCAGGTACGCTAGGTGGAATGAAGATAAGAAACGTAGAGAAACTTGGGATGAAACAGTAGCTCGATACTTTGATTTCTTTGAGAAACATTTAAAAGAAAACCATAACTTAGATAACATTACTTGGCCAGCCGTTAGAAAAAGTTTAGAAGATGGTGTGCTTTCGTTAGACATTATGCCTAGTATGCGAGCATTGATGTCAGCAGGTAAAGCATTAGAACAGGATAACGTAGCAGGATTTAACTGTAGCTATGTAGCTGTTGACACACCTAGAGCCTTTGATGAAACCTTGTACATACTTATGTGTGGCACAGGCGTAGGCTTTAGTGTAGAGCGACAGTACGTTAACCAACTTCCTGATTTACCTGAAGAACTACACAAGACAGATACTATTATTAAAGTAGCTGACTCTAAAATAGGGTGGGCAAAATCCTACAAAGAAATGTTATCGTTACTATACTCAGGGCAGATACCCACTTGGGATGTGTCTAACATAAGACCTTACGGAGCTAGGCTTAAAACATTTGGTGGTCGTGCCAGTGGCCCTGCTCCTTTAGAAGAACTGTTTGAGTTTACTATTAATATATTTAAAGATGCTTTAGAAAAAGGACAGCGTAAGTTAGTCTCTATTAACTGCCACGATTTAATGTGTAAGATTGCAGAGGTAGTAGTAGTAGGTGGAGTAAGACGTAGTGCTTTAATCTCTCTTAGTAACCTATCAGATAACCGTATGCGTAACGCTAAGTCAGGTGCTTGGTGGGAAGATAATCAACAACGTGCGTTATCTAATAACTCTGTAGCCTACACAGATGCTGCAGAAACTGGTGCGTTTATGCGTGAGTGGTTGTCTCTATACGAGTCTAAGAGTGGTGAGCGTGGTATGTTTAACCGTCAGGCTGCAGAGAAACAGGCAGCTAAGAACGGTAGACGAGAAGAGTATAAAGACTACGGTACTAATCCTTGTAGTGAAATCATTCTACGCAACAAACAGTTCTGTAATCTAACTGAGGTTGTTGTTAGACCTGATGATACTATGGATTCTTTAAGAACTAAAGTTGAGGCAGCTACTATACTTGGTACATTCCAGGCTACGCTAACAAACTTTAGATACCTGACAAGTAAATGGAAACATAATACACAAGAAGAATCTTTGCTTGGTGTTTCTCTTACAGGTATAATGGATAACATTGATATGATAAATGGTAAGATAGACTTAGAATATTTAAAGAACTTATCTGTATCAATTAATAAAGTATGGGCTAAGAAGTTAGGTATCCCCCAATCCGCAGCGATTACCTGCGTTAAACCTAGCGGAACAGTAAGTCAACTGGTCAATAGTGCTTCTGGTATTCACACTAGACATAGCCCATACTACCTTCGTACTATCCGTGCTGATAAAAAAGATCCGTTAGCTAGGCTAATGGTCGATGCAGGTGTGTACTACGAAGATGATGTAACTAAACCAGAACATACTTATGTATTCTATTTTCCTATCAAGAGTCCTAAAGGCTCACTTACTAGGAAAGACTTTACAGCTATAGAGCATTTAGAAATCTGGAAACAATATCAAGATAAATGGTGTGAACACAAACCCTCTGTCACTATCTCAGTTAAAGAAAATGAATGGATGGAGGTAGGTGCTTGGGTACATAAGAACTTTGATGATGTCTCTGGTATATCCTTCTTACCTTTCTCAGATCACTCTTATAAGCAAGCTCCTTATCAAGAGATAACCTACAATGAGTATCGTAGTTGGTTAAAGAAAACTACAGACATAGTAGATTGGTCAAAGATAACAGAGTACGAGACAGAAGATATGACTGAGAATACTAAAGAGCTTGCGTGTAGTGCAGGTACTTGTGAGATTATTTAATGGCTAGAATAAAAAGGGAAGAAGCAAAATTATTAGGCTATGAAATTTTGTTTAATAAACAAGGACAGTTAATTAGCGAGAGAACAAGTACAGATATTACTAAGTTAAAAAATCAATTAACTAAAGAAGACTTTAACCTACTACAGTCGACAGTAAGAAGCGCAACAAGAGAACTAGACGCAGTACATAATAAAATAGAAGCGGATTTAAATGCTCGTAAAACATAGTTACTTCCAGGTGTAGACTCTAAGTGCTTTTGCTTTTCCTTTAACCTCTATAGGTTCTAATTCTCTTAAAGGAAAACAAGAATACTTAGCAGTCTCTTCTCCTATTAACGTACCTACCCCTGCTACTTTAGTACTTGATTCTAATCTAGCGGCTACGTTACAAGGATCACCTATCAAACTAAAAGCAAACCTATCTTTGGCCCCAAAGTTTCCTGCTATACACACACCAGAGTTTACACCTATACCTATAGCAATCTCTGGAATACCTTCTGATTTAAATACTGCGTTTAACTCTATGATGTTAGCTTCAATTTCTCTAGCTGCTTGTAAAGCTAGGCTGTGGTGATCAGGTTGAGGGATAATAGTATTCCAATGGAACATACCTGCATCACCAATAAACTTATCCGTACAACCAAAGAATTTATTAGCTGCTTTGACTTGTACATCTAGTACGTTATTCATTATGTACGTTACCATCTCAGGCTCTACAGATTCTGATAGGCTAGTGAATCCTCTCAAGTCTGTGAAGATAATACTACAGTTAACTCTGCTACCGTTGACCTTACACAACTCTGGATTTAACTGTAACTTTTTAACCATACGAGGATCGAGGTATTTTCCAAACTGCTTTTTAACTAACTGTCTAAGCTTGTACTGCTCTCTAAATCTAAAGTAGAACGCTGTTGCACCTGTTATGAACTGACATATCAATGTCCACGTTACGTCAATCAGTAAACCTTTCTTTATAAAATATACACCCACTACAAAAGTTAGTATACCTATACAAGTGCTTAGAAAAACTCCAAGTGTTATACCTAAATAATTAATTAAAACCCACACTGCAACTACAGAAGCTAACAACATAAGTAACTCTGCGGCTGTTGCATAGTCAGGTATCTGTGGACTGTCCTGTATTAGAATTGATTCAGAAAGGGCTGCCTGAATTTTATGTGGTTCTAATAAACCTACAGGTGTAGCCAGTTGTGGCATAACTCCAGGCGCAGTAACACCTACGAATACAAACGTATCTGCAACATTCATTTCTTGTAGTGTGGTCTGTGGTGTGTCTACCCAGCTAACCCACTTGCGCCCTAAAGAGTCTACAGATATAGGTGGTAATCCTTGTACTCGTATCTCTTCTATACCGTTCTCGTTTGTTTTAATTATGTAGGTATTAGAGTCTAGCAAGACCTTCAGAACCTCAGTGCCGTATGCGGAAACCCAACCGTCAGGTGTACGCATCAGTAAAGGTAAGCGTCTTATTAAGTTATCTACGTCAGCTTGAGCTACCGCTATGCCCTCATTAGCATACTCAGATAGTATTGGAATGTTATTAAGGACACCTTGTACTGCATAGCCTCCGATGTCTTCACCCATTATTACTGTGCCTGTAGTCTTAGGATAAAGATTATTGTTAGTTTCAAACAAAGGCAGTACAGAGGGTGCATAACTTAAAGCTTCAGCAAACTCTGCATCACCGCCTGATCTATCCGGGTGTGGGAAAGCAATCACCCAGCCTACACCTATAGCTCCTGCTTCAAGTAACTCAATTTGTATTTCAGCTAGGCGCTGTCTAGGAAACGGATAGCCCCCTTCTTTGTCTACATCTTCTTCAGTAATATTAAGGACTGTGAAGTTGCCACTAGGTTCTTTCTCACTAACAAGTGCGTCAAAGGTTTTAAGTTTTAATACTTCCAATAGTTCTACCTGAAAGGTAACAGGAATAAAGAACAACACCAACAATGTAATTAGTTTGTACATAATTAACTGCCTTGTTTAATATTAATGACAGAAGAACTGCCTCCGTTGGTAGTTATCTGATTTACTTTGCCCTCTTGTTCGATGCGTAGGCTGTAAGAACCATCTTTAGGTACTTTTATTTGCATAGCATCTTCTATCTGACGTAAGAATTCTAAGTTAACAGCCGTAACAAAAGTACTAATCTGTGTAGTACCATCATAACCCATAGCTGTACCCTTAACTCCATCGGCTGATAACGCTTTGTCTGCTTTACCTAGCTCGTCTACATCTTGTATGACATCAAGCAGGTCTTCTAAAAAGTTACCTGCAAGGTAATCAATGTCCAGCTCTTGATACTCTAAATCATCTTGGGCCAGATCATCCTGTTCTAGCTCATCAAACTCAAGGAAATCTACATCCAGGACATTACCTGCAGACGCAGTAGACTCTGTAGTCTCAAGGGTTTTAATTTCTGGAGGATTTACAATTAACATATTGTCAATCATATCTAGTGTTAGGTCTAGTATAACGGCAGGAGTTGGTGCAGTTTCAAAGTTGTAGACTGTAGTAGATTCGTAAGGTTTAGATAGAACAATCTGACCTAGTGCTGTGTCTACAGTAACCTCACCGCTTGATGTGCCATCAGCTTGAGGCAGTAGGATAACTAAAACCTCGCCCGTCTCTTTAACGGTGAGTGTAAAATCCGTTCCGCGTATGCCAATCGTTGCTGCGTTGGTACGGATGGTAATGTTATCTTTTGGAATACGTTTTGTTTTAGAACTTATAAATCTGCCAGTACCTTTGATAAACGACAAAGCCATCGAAGACTTATTAGGATCGGGATCGAAGATAAAATCATCTACAGTTACTAAACTGTGTTCCGTAAGCCTTATGGTAGTATCATCCCTGAAGGTAACACCCATCCTGCCGTTAGCAGTCTCTAGTCTATCCATAGAGTTAAGAGAAAAATCAATTACGCTTTCGTATGGCTTGTCTCTTACTACTCTTGTGTGTCCTCTTAGCTCTGTGATGCTTCCTATATCAACATCCAACTGCTGTGCCTTGATCGTCTTGGTTAACACAAACAGTACCGTTGTTACCAGAAGAAGTAACTTTAAGCCAATCGTTATCTGTTGTAGAAGCTTGGTCGATTGTAAAGGCTCTTGAGTTTCCTGCGTGTGTAAGGTGGAAGTAACCGCCTGCATATCCATCTCCATCATAGTTAACTGTATTGCTGTTTCCATCTATGTTCATATAGTTTGTCGCTCCGTCTACGTCAATGTCAGCATTGATTGTATTAGAAGAACCCTGTACTGTCCAATCTAAATCAGTACCACTAGACAAGGCTACGGTAGCTAGATCAAGAGTAAACGTGTTGGTACTACCTGTAACATTTACATTTACATTAGAGTTGTCTGCACCGTATGCGTTAGTAGGATCCATCTTAGAAGTAAACGTGTTGGTATCACCATCAAAGTTAAAGTAACCTGTATAGCTATCAGCATACATATCACCTAAAAACTTGTTAGAATTACCTATTTGATTTATATCCAGTGTCATAGCAGTACCGTCAAGATCCAGTGCTGTCATTGAACCTGCTACTGCAGTAAGACCACCAATAATGTTACCAGCACCTAGCTGCTCTAAATCTATGTTGGCCGTTACACCTACTTGGTCTACAAAGATTTCATTATCACTAGCTTTAACTTCGTTAAATAAAAAAACGCTACCTACTATTACAGCTACACTAAATAAAATACAATCTAGTATACTTATTATTTTATCCATATTCCCAATACCCCCTAGTAATGCCTACTTTAATTATTTCTAAAACACCTGCTTCTATTGCTTTCTGTAGAGCTATAGCACTGCTTTCGTTTGCTGCCACTCCTCCTTCTACTTCAATCAATCTTGATCCATTAGATATAAATCTAAATAAATCTTGTGAAACACCTGCCGAAGTAATTGTTTTTGATACTAATACTTCTGTTAATACTTCTCCTGTTGATACGGAGACAAGTCTTAATGTAATAGTAACCAAATCTTCTCTGTACTCTTTGCTTGATCCTATGCCTAATGCTCTAGCTCCAAAGCCTCCCGACTTTATGTTGGCATCATAGCTCAGTACACCGCCTTGGATGAGTAGTCCTGCTAGTAACAAAGGTTTTACACCACTGTCCTCGTCAAAAGTTTCCCTTGTAGAGCGTATTAACTGCCTTTCCTTTGTTAAACTGTCAAGTCCTACACGTTCTGCTACTTGAAAAAACTCACCATTTGCAGCGTGTTTTAAAGCCCTGATAAGAAATGCTTCAGGTGCTTGTGTTATTGCTGTACTAAACAGAGCAAACTTTCCGTTGCTCTTACGTTGCCCTGTCTGATCTTTAAAGCTATTAGGATAGATAGCTATGACAGGCTTACGTTTTGCAGGAGGAATATTTTTAAGCTCCTCTGATTG